CTTAACGGCAACTGTAACTTTTGAATATAAAATATACGATTTCGCTAATAGTCAGGCGAGTAGAACAACAATTACAACCTCTTAAACTTGATTTTTTAAGAGTTTTGTGTTATAATGGAGTTATTATGGATTTAGAACAACTGCAAGAACTAGCTGATAAGAAGCTAAAAATTAATGATACTGAATTAGATTTAGAATCATTAAAGACCCCTCAACTACACAACGAATTTTTGAAACACTTAACAAAGTTTAAGTTATTATTGACTCGTGCTGAAGATGAATTTAAATTAATCAAAAGAGATAAGTGGGAATACTACACAGGTAAATCTGATCCTGCTGTTTATCAATTGAAACCTTTTAACTTAAAAATTATGAGATCAGATGTTGATAGATATATTGAGGCCGATGACGAGTACACAAAGGCACATCAAAAGGTTAAATACTTGGAAGTAACAGTAGATTTTTTAGATAGAACGGTAAGACAAATCTCCAATAGATCATTTAATATTAAGAATGCTATTGACTGGAGAAAGTTTACTAGTGGCGCTATCTAACAATGACCATAACAAGATACCTTATCATAGATAAAATAAACGAAGTCTATTTAAAGATAGAAGCAGACGCTGATATTCGTAGAGAATTAGGTGAATACTTTACCTTTGAGGTACCTGGATATAAGTTTATGCCAGCATTTCGTAATAGAGTATGGGATGGAAAAATTAGGTTATTTGCTTATGCAACTGGTAAGATATATGCAGGATTGTATCCTTACATTATTGACTGGTGCGAAAAGAACAACATACAGATAGTTGATGGTACTAAAATTAAAGATGTACAAACTAATGCTGATGATGTAACTAGATTTTTAAAAGCATTAAAGATACCTAAAATAGAAATAAGAGATTATCAACGAGAAGCATTTGTACACTCTATAACAAAGAGTAGATGTTTGTTGTTGTCGCCAACTGCCTCAGGTAAATCGTTAATCATTTATCTAATGTTAATATACAATCTGTTAAGGTTAAAAGAAAAGAAACAAGATAAGATATTAATAATTGTACCAACAACATCTTTAGTGGAACAGTTATATAAAGACTTTAAAGACTATGGATATAATAGTGATCGCAATGTACACAGAATATACCAAGGACACGATAAGGACACTACCAAACGAGTAGTAATCAGTACGTGGCAGTCTATTTACAATCTACCAAAGAAATGGTTTGAACAATATGGTATGGTTGTTGGTGACGAAGCACACTTGTTTAAAGCCGTTTCATTAACAAAGATAATGTCTAAACTAGAGAAGTGCAAATATAGAGTAGGTCTTACAGGTACTTTAGATGGCACTAAAACACACAAACTCGTATTAGAAGGTCTGTTTGGCACAGTAAACAAAGTAGTATCTACAAGTGAACTACAAGAAAAGAAACAACTTGCTAATTTAAAAATTTTCTGTTTAATTTTACAACACGATAAACAGGTCAGAGCTGATATGTTTGGCAAAACATACCAAGAAGAAATGGACTATTTGGTTTCTAATGAAAAAAGAAACAAGTATATTCGTAATTTAGTTACAGGACTACAAGGTAATACTTTAGTCTTATTTCAATATGTAGAGAAACACGGAGTGATACTTCAAAAGTTAATAGAAGAAAAATCAGACAAACAAGTGTTCTTTGTTTATGGTGGTGTGGCAGCTGAAGAAAGAGAAAAGATTAGATTTATAACTGAAAAGTCTGAAGGTGCAATCATAGTTGCTAGTTATGGTACTTTCTCTACTGGTATTAATATTAGAAACTTACACAATATAGTTTTTGCAAGTCCTAGTAAAAGTAGAATAAGAAACTTGCAATCAATTGGTAGAGGTTTAAGATTAAAAGATAATGATTCGGATGCTACTTTGTATGATATAGCAGATGATTTAACGCACAATGAAAAAGAAAATTATACTCTTGCACACTTTAGAGAAAGGATAAATATATACAACGAAGAGGATTTTGAATACGAGATCCATAATGTGGAGTTAAAATAATATGAATGTAGATAAACCACTAATAGGCGTTAAGATAATCAAGTTAGTCAATGGAGAAGATGTTGTAACTGTATTACCCACAGGTAAGAATCAGTTACCAGAAAACTCTCAATTAGTACGAATCGAAAAACCGTTACTAATTAAGTATGTTCCTCAAATGACAATGACAGGATTCAAAGACTATATCGCTTTAATTAAATGGTGTTCTTACACTCCAGATAAAGTAATAACTATTCCTAAGAATAAAATAATGACAATAACAAATGCGTCTGCTGAAATGATTAGTAGTTATGTTAACATTGCTGTGAACTATGATGTAAAACCCGTTCCTGTTAGGCAACAAAACTACAAACAACAAAGGTTTACGGACGCTCAGAATGAAAAGATAGGTGATATATTTGATGAAGATTTTGATGATGAAGATATGGATAAAACTATCCATTAAGAATACTATAGCTAGGTCTCTGGTCAACCCGCTACACGCTCTATTATACACAGATTTACCGAAAAGTCAATGCTGATTCAGAGCCAAACTACAATAAAAAAAGTAACCGAAATTTCATTTAAACATTGACTTTTTAAGAGAAAGGTGTTATATTAAGATAATGAGAAAAACTACAAAAAAAGAACACTATGTAAACAATAAAGAATTTTTAGCTGCAATGGTGGAATATAAAAAAGGAGTTAACAAGGCGGAAAGAAAGAAAACAGAAAAACCACTTGTTACAGATTACATTGGTGGTTGTTTTTTAAAGATAGCGAATCACTTATCTTATAGACCAAATTTTATTAATTATACATTTAGAGATGATATGATTAGTGATGGTATAGAAAACTGCTTACAGTACCTAGACAATTTTAATCCAAAGAAATCAAACAATCCTTTTGCATACTTCACGCAAATAATATATTATGCCTTCATAAGAAGAATACAGAAAGAGAAAAAACAAGTAACTATTAAAAATAGACTTATAACAGAATCTAATTATGATGATATGACTTTGCAACCAGGTGAAGATAGAGAATTTAAAAACCAGTTTACAGAATTTCTTAAAAAGAATATGTCTGTTGATGAACAACAAAAAATTGCTGATGATCTAGCAAAGAAAAAGAAAAAAAGAAAGAAGAAAACAAAGAGTAGCACACTAGATTACTTTCTGTCGTAATGAAAATAGCACTATTGAATGATACGCATTTTGGTTGTCGTAACGACTCACCTGCTTTTATAAACTATCAAAACCGTTTTTATGATGAAAAGTTTTTTCCTTATCTAATAGAAAACAAGATAGATACATTAATACATTTAGGTGATGTTGTTGATAGACGAAAATTTATTAACTTTAATACTGCCCATAACTTTCAAAAGAAATTTTGGAAAAGACTATGGGAGTTAAAGATAGATACACATATCATATTAGGTAACCACGATACCTATTACAAGAACACAAACAAAGTAAACTCAATTGAACAATTGTGTACATCTTTTGACGGTGTAAACGAACCTTGGATATATGATGGTCCCAAAGAAGTAGAACTAGGTGGTTGTCGTATGTTATTCTTACCTTGGATATGTGATGACAATTACGAAGATTCAATACACGCAATAGATCACTCGGAGGCTGCTATATGTTTTGGACATTTAGAAATTAAAGGTTTTGAAATGCACAAAGGTCATATGAATATGCACGGACTAGAGAAAGAACAATTTAAAAGATTTGAAAAAGTTATGTCTGGTCACTTTCATAAAAAATCAGATGACGGACTTATCTATTATCTAGGTACACAGTATCAGATTATGTGGTCAGATCACAACTGCCCTAAAGGGTTTCATATTTTTGATACAGAAACAAGAGAGTTAGAAAGAATACCTAATGATCTTGCTATATTTAAAAAGATAATATATGATGATAGAACAAAAGACTATAATAACTTTGATCTAACACCTTACGAAAATTGCTTTGTTAAAATGTTTGTATCATTTAAAACAAACGAAGAAATGTATAACAAACTTGTAGAAAAGTTTTACACTAATAGCAATGTACACGAATTACAAATAATAGAAGATCCGGTAGATATTCAACAAACTGTAAAAGCAAACATACTAGATCAAGGAGAAGATACTATGACTTTCCTAGATAACTACATTGAACAAATTGATACAGATTTAGATAGAAAGAAATTAAAAGACTTTACTAAAGAACTATATGTTGAGGCAAACGAATGATAAAAATAATAAAAGATTTTTTACCTAAACCTTTGTTTCAGTATATGAAAAGAATTGTAGAAAATGAATTGTTTGATTGGAACTACAAAAACGAAACGATAAGAGGTGATGGCAAACATATGCTTACTAAAACATTATATTGTCGTCCTGAACTATCAGATTCAAAAACTGAAGTTTGGGACAAAGATATACTACCTCTCTTTGGTTGTATAGAAGATTTCCAAAAAGAAAAACTTGAATTTACTAACTCAAAATTACTTAAAATGAAATTGAATATGTATCTAAATCAAAAAGAACCAGTTGAACACGGAAGACATACAGATATTCCAATGCAACCAGCATCCATTTTTACTTCGGTATTTAATTTTACTAACTGCGATGGATACACCTTTGTATTTGATGACGAAGGTAAAGCAATAAAAGTACCATCAATTGAAAACTCACTAGTTATCTTTGATGGCAAACAAGAACATTATGGTGTAACTCAAACAGATACAGCAAGAAGAATAGTATTAAACACAAATGTTTACACAGGTGACGCAACTTGATAATTTTTAAAAAGATAAGATATAAAAACTTTCTATCAACAGGTAACACACCAATAGAAATAGATTTAGTAAAATCTCCTACAACACTTGTTATAGGACAAAACGGATCAGGTAAATCTACTTTACTTGACGCATTGTGCTGGGCATTATTTAATAAACCTTTTAGAATAATTAAAAAAGAACAAATGGTAAACACTATTAACAATAGTGAATGTGAAGTAGAGATAGACTTTGATGTAGGAACAAAACAATATAAAGTTAAACGAAGTATAAAACCTAATCTATTTGAAATATATGAGAATGGCCAATTGTTAAATCAAAATGCCTCTAGTATAGACTATCAAAAATATTTAGAACACAATATTATGAAGTTAAATTATAGATCATTTATTCAAGTTGTTATACTAGGTTCTTCTTCATACGAACCTTTTATGAAAATGAAGGCAAGATACAGACGAGATGTCGTTGAAGAAATATTAGATGTAAAAGTATTTACTCAAATGGATTTAATATTAAGAGATCAACAAGGTCAGTTATCAAAAGAAGTTTTAAATGTAAAACATAAATGTGATCTATTAGAAACAAAGTATGAAACAGAAATGAAACATTTTAAATCACTATCAGAATTAAATACAACCGATATAGATGATAAGAAACTACAATTAGATAAACATATAAAAGCAAAAGAAGACTACTCAAATAAGATAACAGATTTAAATACTTCAATAGAAGAACATACAACACAACTAAAAGACAAAGACGAATCAGATAGCAAGTTGAAAGAACTAGAGAAGATAGAAACTAAAATAGAAACTAATTTAGAAAATCATAATAAAAACTTACAATTCTTTAGTGAGAATGACAACTGTCCTACTTGTACACAACCTATTGACGAAGACTTTAAACATAATAAACAAGATGAATTAAAAGGTAAAGTAAAAACTCTCAACGATGGTATGCAAAAACTAACTGGTGAGATTACTAAAGTAGAAGAAAAGATTACTTTCTTTGGTGCTGTATCTAAAAAACTATCAGACTTATATGTTGATGTAGCAAAAGTAAATACTTCATTAACAGAAATAAACAATTATAGTAATAAGATAAATGAAGAAATACTACAACTAGAAAACAAACAAACAGACAGTAAAACTATTGCTACAGACCTACAACAACTAAAAGAAGAACTAGAAACTTGTAAAATATCAACAGATAAGATAATAGATCAAAAGAAATATGTTGATGTATTAAGAGAAGTGTTAAGTGATAAAGGTGCTAGAGGACATATAATTAAGAAGTACATACCTATTATAAACAATCTAATTAATCAATACTTACAGGCAATGGATTTCTTTGTATCGTTTCATTTAGATGAAGAATTTAACGAAACAGTAAAGAGTCGTCATAGAGATGAATTTACCTATAATAGTTTTAGTCAAGGAGAGAAGTTAAGAATAGACCTTGCATTATTATTTACTTGGAGAACTATTGCAAAAATGAAAAATAGTGTAAATACAAACTTACTAATACTAGATGAAATATTTGATAGTAGTTTAGATCAACAAGGCACAGATGATTTCTTTAAGATAGTCAACAAACTAAAAAATGAAAACATCTTTATTATATCACACAAAGGCGATATACTATTTGACAAGTTTAACAACATATTAAAATTTGAGAAGTATAAAAACTTCACTAGATTGCAGAATACATAATGAAAGAAGTTAAAATAACAAAAATGAAAAGTGAACCTAAGAAAACTTTTTTTGCACCTGAATATGATTACAACATATTTGAAACTCAAGCAGAACAAATTGACTTCAAAGAGTTAGCAAAGTTTATCTTAACTAAAGAAAAAGAAATATTAAGTTTACCTGCAACAGGTGACGCTTACACAGGAATGAAAGAAGACAGTACAACTACTAGATTTGATAAGTACAATGTTCTTAATTGGGAAGACGAAAACATCAAACACCTAAAAGGAAACATAATAACCTTTCACAACGGAATGATGAAATACTTTAATCAACCACTTCCAAAAGAATTGTATATACAATGTTGGACCAATATAATGAGAAAGGGAGAACAAATAAAACCTCATATACACGATATAGGACCAAACTGTTATTTAGGAGGTCATATTTGTGTACAATGTGATGATACATCTACTCACTATATTAATCCAGTAAATCAAATTAATGATCCTATGACATTTGCTAGTAAAAATGATGTAGGTAAAATGACTATCTTTCCGAACAATATACCACACTATACAGATATACAAAAATCAGATAAAGAAAGAATAACAATTGCATTTGATTTAATAACTTACAATCCAAACAAAGATAACTATGTGAGGCTAATATGAAAGAACTAAAACTAATACCACCAACTGATCCAAGAGTACAATCGGCAATCGCACCTTTTAATAACGATATGTTAAAAGATGAAGGATTTAAAGATAGAAAAGAATTGTCAGAAGCAATGTTTGACACAATGAAAAAATATGGTGGCATAGGTTTATCTGCTAATCAAGTAGGTTTACCTTTTAATATGTTTGTAATAGGCGATCATCCTGAAGTAGAAAAAAATTTAAAGATGACTTGTTTTAATCCTATAATTATATCAAGTAGTGTAGAGGAAGAAGTGATGAAAGAAGGTTGCTTAACTTTTCCTTTTGTATTCTTAAGCATAACAAGACCTCGTAAAGTAGTTGTAAAATACGAAGACGAAAATGGCGATCTAAAAGAAGGCAGTTTAGATGGTATGATTAGTAGAGTCTTTCAACACGAATACGATCATATGCTAGGTAAAACATTTGTTGATGGTGTAAGTAAAATGAAACTAGATATGGCATATAAAAAAGCACAGAAACAAATGAATAGATATAAGAAGATGAAAAAATAGTATGTTGCAACCTTACAAATTTCCTAAACTAGTAATAGAAGAACACGAGGGGTTTCATATAGTCCGTGATGATCTATTAGAAGGTGGTTCTAAAAGAAGATTTGTAGATAGAATGATTAGAGAAGAAATCGCCGAAGGTGCTGAAGAATTTATATATGGTGGTTGTCCTGCAAATGGTTATGCTCAACTATCTTTAACACTACAAGCAAAAGAGTATGGTAAAAAAGCAGTATTCTTTATGGCAAAAAGATCACTAGATAATTTACATCCTTATCAACAACAAGCATTAGATTATGGTGCAGATATTCGTTGGGTGCCAAATGGTATGCTACAGGTTACAAAGGCAAGAGCAAGAGAATACTTTTATGAAGACCCAAAGAGAAGAAGATTATTACCATTAGGTTTAGAAGAATTTAGAGTGTTTGAAGATATAAAACAAATTGCAAAAGATATAGAAAAAGATTACAACATAAACATAAGTGAAGTATGGTCAGTAGGATCAAGTGGTACATTAACTAGAGGATTACAAATGGCGTTTCCAGACAAAGATGTTAATGTAGTATCAGTTGGTCACAAAATGAAACAGAATGAAATAGGTAGAGCAAAATTATATCTAACAAAATATAAGTTTATGCAAGAAGTTAAAGAAGAAGATAAACCACCTTTTCCATCTGTGCCTACATATGACGCTAAGGCGTGGGCAATTATGAAAAAATATGCAAAGAAAGGAAGTCTGTTTTGGAATGTAGGAAGATAACAATTGCTAGATTAAGAAGTGGTGTTAATTATAAAAGACCACTAGATCATATTATAGATTCATTTTGTTATCTATTAAAAAGATTTCAAGTTAAGAATACAGAATTTAACTATGGCGTATATAACTTTGGTTATGATAAAGCACATAGAAGAAAAGCAGATGATGTACCTGATAGTGATATAATTATTATACCTAGTGAGAATGAATTTCATTACCATATACCTAACTACATTGATCCTAAAAATTTAGAGAAATCTAATACTGCAATCAAAGAACACTTTAAAGATTTAAAAGATAAACATATTATTATATTCAGATCAGATAGAGGAGATGATGAAAACTTATATAGAAATTATACATTTAAAGATAACCCTATTCGTAAAGTATCTATATTAGATGAAACAGATATACCAGGAAACATACATCAATTGAAGTATCATTTTATTAAAGAAGAACTACCAGAGAATGATAAGAGACCTTATCTCTTTTCTTATTGGGGAACAGAAAAAAGACGAGATGTAGGTGGTGTGGTTAGTGGAGATAAAAGACACGAAGTATTAAAAGAAATACAAAATGGTATGGGTAGATTTTATACAAGATTTATAGGTAGATTTTCTACTGTCAAAAGAGATATGAAACCAGACAGTATGAGAAACATATTACCTATATTAAACCAATCAAAATATACATTATGTTTTAATTGGAAAGATAACAAAGCAACCACAAGTAGATACCACGAAGCACTTGCAAGTGGCATTATACCTATGGTTTACAAAGATTATGATTCGACAGGAATACTCGTAAAAGACGATTGGCAAAGAGTAGAAAGTGCTGAGGAGTTGTGTGATAAGATGATGAATACTGATTATAACAGTAAATTTGAAGAAATCCACAACAACTATAAGCAATCACTATTGACAAAAGACGAAATTTATGATACCTTTGAGTCTACATTATTCAAAATAATAGGAGAATAAAATGGTAACTAATAAAGACGCATTGTTAAAATCATTGCACCAAAATAAACAACAGTTTGAACCAGATCAACCTGTAAATCAAGTAGAAGATGAAGCATTAATAAAAGGTAATCTAAACTTTGGACCTTTTGTTGCTTACTTTAAAATACCTCAAAGTTTAAGAGAAGGACTATTAAAAAAAGGTAAAGAATTAAAACCAGGAAGTGCTAATGACAGACTTGTAGGTCTATTAGGAGATCAAAGAGTTTATACAGACGAAGACAAAGAATGGTTTGTAAAGAAATTTCAACCTTATATGGAAGAATATGTACGAGGCAAAGCACAGTTTGACGGACAAGAATTTGATAATAAAAATCACTCTACATCATTTACTTTAATTGATCTATGGATTAACTATATGAAAGGTGGAGAATTTAATCCTGAACATACACACACAGGACAGTTAACCTGGGTTGCGTATTTAAAAGTACCTAATATGTTAAAAGAACACGAAGATTTTAAAGGGAATGGTCTTGGGCCAGGCTCTATTGGATTTCATTATGGAGAAGGAACAAATGGTGATTGGGCACAACATACATACAAGTATCTTCCTGAACTAGATGGTTTATGGATATTTCCTGCACAGTTAAGACATAGAGTAAATCCTTTCTATGATAAAACACAAGAAAGAATTAGTGTATCAGGTAATTGTTATTTCAATAGACCAGAAATGCCTAGTCAGGCAAAACCACCTAAACAAGCAATGCCAGGTTGGCAATATTAATTGTATGAGTGATCTACTAAAAGAAACACACGATCTAATAAAGTCTAAAGGGTTTCCCTATTACCCTAAAGATGAGAAGTGGCGAAACAACATCTATAATATGTTGTTAGCATTTAGACGAGATACTATGGTAGATCACAAAAACAAAGTTATAGGTCAATCAATTCACGGACTAAACCTTGCGTGGTCTTTTATGGAACACGCTTGGGGTATTAAGTGTGGTAAGATGAAGACACCTATGGAAGTATGGAATGACGAAGAACATTTAAGTAAAGGTATTAACAAGATACTTACTGGTACTTTCTTTAAAAAGAAACCTGCACACGATATAACAGATTCAGATATGAGATCAATGCTAAGAAGATACTCTGGCACTCAAATGGTATCTAACTTTAGACCTACAGCTGCAGCTGCTTTATACGACATCTTTGTAGAAAAAGATAGTCCACTAGAAGGCACATCTGCTGGTACAGTATGGGATCCTAGTATGGGTTATGGTGGTAGACTATTAGGTGCAATCGCAGCCGGTGTTAATTACATAGGTACTGATCCTTGTATTCCAACATACAATGGACTAGAACAAATAAGAGATAAGTATGGACACGATCATAAATCATATACACTATTAAGACAAGGTAGTGAAACTTATATACCTGAAGATGAGAGTTTAGACTTTGTATTTACAAGTCCACCTTACTTTGGTTGGGAAGCATATGGTGATGAACCAGAACAATCTAGTATTAAATTTGATACTAGCGAAGTATGGAAAGAGAAATTTTTAAAACAGACTATTGCTAACGCATTTAAAGGTTTGAAAAAAGGTAAGAAACTTGCATTGAATGTTGCTAATACAAAACAGTACAAAACCTTTGAAGAAGATACGGTACAACTAGGACTAGATGTTGGGTTTGAACATACAGATACTTGGTGGTTATCACTATCTACACAACAAGGTGGATCAGCAAGTGTTAATTTAGATGGCGAGATAGAAGAAAAGAAACAAGAGAATCGTTATCTAGGTAAGTTTGAAAGACCGAATCTCCCAGGTAGAAAGTTTGAACCTGTGTTTATTTTCACTAAATGAGAACAAAGCAAGAACAAACAATCCCTAAATCCTTGTAAAACGATCAATAATACGGCTTGACTTTTGGGTTAAAAGCTGATACCATTAGAGAATGGACACACTTAATATTGATACAAAATCACAACTTGCAAAACTAATTGCTACTGAAAACATTACAGTACAACAAAATAATGTTAAAACCGCTTCGTTTGATGTAGTAAACAGAATACTTACATTACCGATATTCAAAACAGATTCAAAAGATGTAACAGATATGTTAGTAGCACACGAGTGTGCCCACGCATTATTTACGCCAACTGATGGTTGGAAAAAAGTTTCAGATGATGATGAGTTAAGATCATATGTTAATGTATTAGAAGATTGCAGAATAGATAAGAAGATTCAAAAGAAATATCCAGGTGTTGTTAACAACTATTTAAATGGTTTTGAAATACTTAACAGACAAAACTTCTTTGGTTTAAAAGACAAAGATTATGATTTAGACTTAATGTTAATTGACAAAATTAATATCTTTTATAAGTCTTCAAAAAAATTACAATTTAACTTTAGTACATTAGATAAAGTATGGTTGAAAAAAGTTGACGCAATGAAAACTTTTAAAGATGTAGTTAATCTTGCTAAACTATTATTAGAGTGGCAGAAAAAAGAAGTAAAAAAACTTAAAAAGTTACCTGATTTTGACGATCACATTTTAGTTGAAAACTATGATCTTAATGACTCACAAAAAGATTCATTAGATAGTAAAGACATTGACGACAAAGACAAAGACGGTGAAAATTCAAATGAAGAAGGTAAAGATAAACAAGAATCAAAAGAAGGTAAAGAAGAGTCAGAATCAGACCAAGATAAACCTGCTGTAAGTGATAAGTCTGCTAAAGATGAAGACGGTAGTGCCGGTGGTGCTGTCGGTTCAGGTGGTGACGGTAAACTTACTTCTATTACTAACAACTGGTTTGAAGGTCACAAAGAAAAACTATTAGATCAATCAAAAAGTTATTATTACAGATCAATACCAGAACCAATTTTAAATAAAGTAATTCATTCCAATGAGAACTTTATTAAAGATATGAAATTGTCTTTTAGAAAAGACGCTATTACTGCTAGAAACTATTTACCATATCTTAACAAAGAATATAAAAAGTTTACTAACGATTCTAAAAAGACTATTATGTATCTAGTTAAAGAGTTTGAAATGAAAAAGGCTGCTACTGCCTATAAAAGATCAAGTACACATAAAACAGGTACAATTGATCCTCTTAAATTACATAGTTATAAATTCAACGAAGATATATTCAAAAGATTAACAGTATCACCAGACGCTAAAAATCACGGTATGATGATGTTGCTTGATTGGTCAGGTTCTATGTCTGATACTATTTTTAAAACTGTTCAACAAACAATCCAATTAGTATATTTTTGTCAAAAAACAAATATACCTTTTGAGTTATATTTCTTTTCTAGTGAAATGGATAGATATGACGGTGTTGATTACACTAGAAGTAATAAGATGTCAAAAGGTTTCAAATACAAACCTGGCGATATGGGTATTGATAAAATCAAACTAGTTAATGTTGCAAGTCATAAACTTAAAAAACAAAAATTAGATGAGTCTTTAATGTATCTATATCACTTAGCACTACATTATGAAACTAGATATACTTGGAGAAGTAATTTCAATGCTCTTGATAGACCACCAGAATCAGTAAGTATACCTAGTGAGTATTACTTAGGTTCAACACCTTTAAATGAGGCATTAATTATTATGTTAAAACTAGTACCTTTATTTAAAACAAAATACGGTATAGAAAAAATGAATTTAATTACCTTAACTGATGGTGGCGGTAATTACGGTTGTTCAGATACAATGAAAATTGATCCAAAATCAAATAAAATAACAGGTGAGTATCCAAACAATAGAGGTAATACAGATGTCTTTATCTATAAGAAGAAAAACCACGAAGTAAAAGATGAACTTTATGGTTATAGATCAACTGGATTTACAGGTACTATATTAAATATGTTAAGAAAATATCACGGCATTACAACTATCGGTTTCTATTTGATAAAAAGAATAAGAAGATTTGAAACTGAACATTACTTTAGACCTCAGGATATGTCTGTATCGTGGGATAAAAGAGAAGGTGTATTCCAAAAGAATAGAACTCAATTTAATAAAGAGAAGGTATGTGCTGTTGCTCAATCAGGTTATGATGATTACTATATTGTTAACGCTAAAGATATGAAAGTTGAGAATACTGATCTTTCAACTGTAAGTAGTGATATGAAGACAGGTAGAATCAAACAATTATTCAGTAAGAGTATGAAAGGAAGAATCACTTCCAGAGTGCTTTTAAACAAATTTATTGAGAAGGTCGCTTAATAATGAGTAAAATCAACGGTTATAAACGCTTGACATTTGACCCAAAACGTGATAGCCTATATGTATATTTAATAAATGAAAGGACTAATAAATGCTATTAAATGAAAAACAAAGACAATTTGTAGAACTATGCTACAAAGAGTTTGGTGATATTAAAGAGATCACAAGAAAACAACTAGTTGAAGTTGAAAAGAAACATAAGGTTGCTTTTCCACAATGGTTAGTTGCTGATAAAAACCTTAAAATAAAACAAGGGATTTATAAAATTCCATCTGGTTCAGATACAGATGTTTCAAAACCTACTACAATGGAAACGGTTGTTAAACCTACCATTAATAAAGAGGCGGCGTATATCGTATCTACCCTAACAGACAATGTTGTTCCTGCTAAGGATAAAAACTTTGTAAGTTTCGGTAACTATCCAGATGTAAAATCAATTATAAAATCTGATAAATTCTATCCTGTATTTCTTACAGGTCTTTCAGGTAACGGTAAAACAATGTCTGTAACCCAGGCGTGTGCTGATCTGAAAAAAGAATTGATAAGAGTTAACATAACTATTGAAACAGATGAGGACGATTTACTTGGTGGTTTCAGACTTAAAGATGGCCATACAGTATGGGCAAATGGTCCGATCATTGAGGCAATGGAAAGAGGCGCTGTTCTTTTACTTGACGAGATTGACCTTGCAAGTAATAAGATAATGTGCTTACAACCTGTCCTTGAAGGTTCAGGTATCTTTGTTAAGAAGATTAACAAATGGGTACAACCTAAAAAAGGTTTCAATGTTATTGCTACTGCAAATACTAAAGGTCAAGGATCCGAAGACGGTAAGTTTATCGGTACTAATGTTCTTAACGAGGCATTCCTTGAAAGATTTCCAGTAACTTTTGAACAAAAGTATCCGTCTGTTGCTACTGAAAAAAAGATTTTGAATAATACTTTAAAGTCTTATGGTAAATCAGATGTTAAATTTATTGACAAGTTAACTACTTGGGCAGATGTAATCAGAAAAACCTACTTTGACGGTGGTGTTGACGAGATTATATCTACAAGAAGACTTGTACATATCACCCAGGCTTATTCAATCTTTAATAATAAGATGAAGGCTATTCAAATGTGTACCAACAGATTTGATGATGATACAAAAAATTCGTTTGTAGAGTTGTACACGAAAGTGGATGCCGGCGCTTCAGCTGACTCAATTATTGAGAACCAGAAGAAGGCCGAATTAAACTCTCAAATGGAAGACAATGATAGTGAGTCAGATGACGAGGTTGATGAAACTGATGTTATCTAAATCTATCAAACATAGTGTTAGTCCAGGAAAGGCGTCCTTAGGGACGCCTGACCTTAAAGGGACTATCACTTTGGAACTAAAGAAGAAAACTATACAGGCAGTTTACAATCAAGTCGGTTTGTTAAACAATATGGGGTTTCCTAATTTTCAAAAAGGTGAACCAATTAACAATTTAATGAGAGAGATAAAAAAAGAAGTGAAGAAACAAAAGAAAGAACAAGACTTTGGTTGGAAAGATTTTTTAGAATTTTGGCCAATGTCAATCGTAGTACCAGGTATGTTAATACTAATACTATTAGGATCGGCAGGAGTAATATAATGAAAGATGAAGAATTTAACCACGCTGATAGACCTTATCAAAAATTAGATGATAAGATAAAAGAATTAAACTCTACAAGAGTCTTTAAGAAAGTTACACCTAAAGGTGATCTATCTTGGTATGTAAAATGGATTGCAAGTATAATGCTAATGATAGCAGTATGCTTTAGGGCAGCAGATGTCAACCACATATACGATTTGTATTTCAGTTTTGCTGGTACAATGGGTTGGTTGGTAGTAGGATTTTTATGGCACGATAGGGCATTGATATTTTTAAATGCTATTTTGTCAACAGTATTATTAACAGGAATATTAAAGGCAATGCTATCTTGTAGTGATTGTATGATACCATTATAATGAGAGGAGGAATATAAATTGAGTATAACAGTAGATGTAAGAAACGGAAATGTTGAACAAGCTATGCGTGTGTTAAAGCGTAAGGTTATGAAAGAAGGTCTTGTAAAAGAATTAAGAGAAAGACAATCTTTTGAAAAACCTTCTGAAAAAAAGAGAAGAAAAAAGAAGGAAAACATTGCTAATGTTAAGAAAAATAAGAAGAAATTAGAGAGAACTAGAGGTTATTAAGTTTTAAAGTTTTGCGTTGGTGAAGATAAATATATAATGTTGGGGCTATTCGTAAGTCCTCACGCAGAAACCCGACCAAGAAATTAGTCGGTGTCGCAAAACGCTGATTTGCTACTTTACAGCGATAAAAATAAAGTAGCACTTATAGATATTCACTAGGGAACTGGTAGGGATCCTCAGCCTAGTGAATTTCTATAAGTAGGGTTGACAAATAAAATATCGTACTTATATAATACAGTAGAACGCCATAATGGGTTCTATAAATTAACTTGCTTAACAAAGGAGATAAAATGACCAATAAAGCAATTTCAATCTTTAACCAATTAAGACCATTATCAGTAGGATTTGATGATATGTTCACACATTTTGAATCAATGTTTGACCATCAAAACGATACCTTAAATGCTAATGTTCAAAACTATCCACCATACAATATTGTAAAGACAGGTACAAATACCTATGATATACAAGTTGCACTTGCTGGATACGGTAAAAAAGATGTAGATGTATCGTTTGAAAACAGCGTCTTAACTATCAAGTCTATTAAAGACAATGATGTTAAAGAGGTTGAAGAAAACGAGGGTATGCTACACAAAGGTATAGCCAAAAGAATGTTTACAAAGTCTTTCACAATCGCTGAAGATGTTGAAATCAACGGTGCTGAACTGAAAGATGGTCTATTAAGTGTATCTATGGAGAGAATTATTCCAGATCACAAGAAGGCTAAAACTATTAAAATTAAGTAGTTTAAAAGACTAGAGGCGAGGCAGCATTGACTTTCTCGCCTTTATAATATATAATGATATTAGAATTAGATAAGTCTGATTCTATAATTAATCAAGTTGCTAAGGCAACAGAAAGAGTATATAATGAGTATAACAAACACAACAGCAAAAGTCCATTCAGAAGCATTATCTAAAAAAGTAAGATGGATTTACGACCTACACAAAAATAATCTATTACATTACGACCGAGAAAGATTACAAAGACTCTTAAATAAATGGTTTGAAGGAAAAAGAAATTCTTACTTAACTACTTTATTTAACGGCGCTTCTTTTAAAGATACATTCCAATTAGCAAATATTTTAGAAATTGTTGAACAATTAGATAATGATATAAAAAATCAGAAGGATCAATTTGAAAAAGAATTTTTAGAAGAAAATTTAGAGTATTTTAAAAATTTACTTACTAAAGGAAAACAATATTTAGTATTAGATGGTCAACATAGAATACAAGAAATAGTAGATTACTTTGAAGGCAAAACAGAATTTAATCCTTTAACAGAAATTTCTTTACAAATAGATGACCAACCAGGTCTTATTTCTATCAAAGGTAAATTTACAGAATTACCTGAAGAAATACAAACATATTTATTTAATACACCAATTATTTGTGTAGTTTATAATACAGGTGACTTAACTGAATTAGTTGAAGTCTTTATTACATCTAATAGTATGGTTGCAATGACAGTACACGAAAAAAGAATATTAAACTATAATAAGAATAATTTATTTTTAATTGATACTTGTTTACACTACACTAATATTAAATCAATGTTTCAACTTATATCTGGAATGACAAGTGAATATGATTTAAAAAATAAAGGCGATACTTTATTTGCTGCTGAAATGATGTGTTGGATTAATAATAATAATTTTGAAAATCAAACACACATATTAGATCAAGTATGTGGTCCTGTAAAATCAAGTAGAAAATCAAAAGATAAATCTAAAGTTTATATTTCTGAAACAGAAAGACAACTTACTAAAAAGATTTTAAGAATAATGGCAGACGGTTGCGCTTTGTATCCTGAAACAGACCTTAAAAAGTTTAGTAAATCATCTTTGTATAATTTGTTTTATACATTAGCATTTTTAATGCAAAAGAATAATATCTGGTTAACAGATGTAGAGTATTCAATTAGTGATCCTGAACTATTTGTTAAGATGTTTTTTGATGCTGAACTCATTAGATTGAAAAGTCCTGGAACTAATTTTCCTTATGTTTTACCAAACGGTAAAAATAGAAATCAATTACACGACTACTCTTTTGCTAAACATAATGCAGATCAGAAACATCAATCAAAAGTATCTATGAAAGGTGAAGGTGGTTCTAAATATAAATTTAATGATTATGCTAGATTGAGATATTTAAAAGCAGATTTAGAAGAACAAATACCTGCTTTAGAATCACTAGGAATTATTACAAAATTAGGATCCAGAAAAGGTGAAAGAACTAGAGCAGAAATCCTAGCAGAGGAAGGTATACCACTATCTCAACAAAGTGGTTATCATATAGATGAGATTGTTCCTGTATCAAAAGGTGGTAATAGAACACCTGAAAATACTAGAGTCATTGATTCTAAAACTAATATGAACGATGGTAATAGAACTAAAAGAGTTATCGTATAAGTTGAAAGCAATAAGCATTGACTTCTACACCTCTTTAGTATATACTAACAGTATGAATAATTTATATAATGACAAAGGAGTGAATATATGAACATAACACAAAACACCTTATCGGTGTTAAAAAACTTTTCAGACATTAATCAAAACATTTTGGTTAAACCTGGGAATAAGATCCAAACTATTTCTACTATGAAGAATATTTTAGCAGAAGCTGAAGTATCAGAAAAGTTTGAAAATGAGTTTGCTATCTATGACTTGCCTGAATTTTTAAGAGCAGTTGAGTTATTTGAAAAACCTGCATTAAAATTTAATGGTGGTTCAAATGTAACTATAGCAGACGCCAATTCTAAACAATCAATCAAGTATTTCTTTGCTGATAAATCAGTTATTGTTGCACCAACAAAAGCAATCAATATGCCAGATCAGTATGTAGCTTTTACTTTAAAGAAAAATGATTTTACTAGAATACAAAAAGCAATTACTACATTGAATTTACCAGATGTTGCCGTAGTAGGTGATGGTAAAAACATTAAGTTAGTTGCTACTGATAAAAAGAATAAATCTTCAAATGACTATTCTGAAGTAATCGGAGAATCTGATAAGAAGTTTACTGCTTATTTTAAGGCAGAGAACTTAAAAATTATTAGTGATGATTATGATGTAGAAATATCTAAACAAAAGATAAGTCATTTTATCAACAGGAATAAACCTGTTCAATATTGGATCGCACTAGAACCTGACTCTGAATTTTAAGGGTTAGTCTATGGCTGATTTTTTATGGGTTGAGCAGTACCGACCTAAAACAATAGAGGACTGTATTCTACCAGAACAAACTAAAAAGACATTTTTAGAATTTCTTAAACAAGGAGAAATACCTAATATGTTGTTGTCAGGTACAGCCGGAACAGGTAAGACTACTGTTGCTCGTGCTTTATGTGAACAACTTAACGCTGATTATATCATAATCAATGGTTCAGACGAAGGTCGTCAAATAGATACCTTGAGGCATAAGATTAAAAACTTTGCTTCAACTGTATCTTTCAATACGGAATCCAAACACAAAGTCGTTATAATAGATGAGGCAGACTATATGAATGCTGAATCTGTACAACCTGCTTTGCGTAATTTCATTGAAACATTTTATAAGAATTGTAGGTTTATATTAACTTGCAACTATCCTTATAAGTTTATTGAACCATTAAGAAGTAGATTTACTCAAATAGACTTTAAGATAGTCAATGGTCAAAAGGTAAAGACAGCAACATCTTTCCTTAATAGACTAGGTAAAATCCTTGATGAACAAGAGGTATCTTATGACAAGAAGGTACTAGCCGAGTTGATCCAGAAACATTATCCAGACTTTAGAAAGACTATTAATGAACTACAAAGGTATTCAGTTAATGGTAAAATTGATAGTGGAATCTTTTATAATTCAAAAGAGGCAGATATAAAGAGTTTATTTGCGTCTTTAAAGAAGAAAGACTTTAACGAAACTAGAAAATGGGTAGTGAATAACCTGTCCGTAGCACCAAATGATCTGTTTAGAATCATTTATGACTCAGCAAAAGAGTACCTACAACCGTCATCAACACCACAAGCAATACTTTTATTAGCAGGATACCAATATAAATCAGCATTTGTAGCCGACCAAGAGATAAATATGGTTGCTTGCTTGACAGAAATAATGGCAACTTGCAAATTTAAATAACATTTATATAAGAGGATATAAGATCAATGGCACGAAGAACATTTTGGCGAACAGCTATAGTCAAATTGCGAATGTGGTATGCAGATATACGAGGACATCACGGTAAAAGATATAATTACGAACCAGGTGAGTGGTATATGGGCAGACATAACAAACGCAAATAACAATGGCATACGAATTAAAAGAATACTTAAAAGCGATCAACGAGTCTAAAGAAGACTTAATGAAATCAGATGAAACCTGGGTTAAAAAGTACCCAGCATATATCATTAACCGTTGTTTATCTATGTTTTGGGATACTCTTCCACAAGCAAATGAAATGAACGGCTATCACTTTTTGACCAACAAGGTGCAGTTTCAATTTTTAATAAATAGTGTTAGAAAGAAAAAACGATTTGGTGGACGCTGGTTAAAGCAATCCAAATTGTCTTCTTTAGATTGTGTGAAAGAGTATTACGGCTACAGTAATGAAAAGGCTAAAGAGGCTCTCAGCATACTTTCAAATAAACAAATTGAAAACATTAAAGAAACCTTGAAAAAGGGTGGGAGAAAAAAATGAGTGAAGAATTACAATGGTCGCCTGAAAGTATGTTAGAAGTAACTATCAAACAACCAGATGACTTTTTAAAAGTTAGAGAAACTTTAACAAGAATCGGCGTTGCAAGTAGAAAAGATAAAACACTATTTCAATCGTGTCATATACTGCACAAACAAGGCAAATATTACATAGTACACTTTAAAGAACTTTTTGCTTTAGATGGCAAGAAGGCAACTTTAGTTGAGAACGATATTCAAAGAAGAAACACAATCGCAATCTTATTACAAGACTGGAACCTAATTGATATAGTTAAAAAAGATGAGGCAAATAACAAGGCGCCTTTAAGTCAGATAAAAGTATTACCATTTAAAGAGAAAAAAGAATGGAATTTATCTGCTAAATATAACATAGGAAAAAAGGTTACAACAGATAGCGATAATGCAGATACCAAAGTTTAAAGAATTTTTTGTAGAACAGGATTTAGAGCGTAAAGAAAAACCTATAACGGTTGCTATTATTACAATAGCAGACTCTAAGGATCCTAAAGAGAACACAACGGCTGATCTTATATCAAAAGCGTGTAAGAAAAAAGGCATAGAGTGTGTTATCGTAAATACAAAAAGTACAATCATCACACAAAAAGACGAAGACAAAAATACTTTAACAGTATATAACTATGACGGCAAAGGTGCCGAGCATACTTTCGTAGGCAAAGACACAATAGCCATAACAAGAGGTGGTGCTGTAGAAGACGAGGCAGGATTATCTTTAATATCTGCCTTTCAAAACTCACAAGCATTTATGGTCAACACAAGATCAGCAATGCTAACTTGTGATAACAAATTAACATCAGCATTATTGTTTGAAAAATTTGGTATACCCACACCTAAAACTGCGTTTATTTCTAATGAGAACAATATAAAAGCTGGACTAGATATGATTGGTAGTAAGTTTCCAATTATAATGAAAACACTAACAGGTACACAAGGTGTCGGAGTAATTAAGATTGAAAGTTATGAAGGTCTTGTTGCAACTGTACAGGCAATGTGGAAGTTAGAAGCAGAAGTTTTAATACAAGAATATATGCCTACAAAGTTTGATGTAAGAACTTTTGTGGTAGACAATCAAATATTTGCAAGTACAAAAAGAACTCACAGTAGTTATGATTTTAGATCAAATACTCATAGAGGTGCTGAGGCAGCGCCTTATAGATTAAGTGATGAAGAACTTGATCTAGTTTTAAAAACGGCTAGACTATCAAAAGCATATATGGTTGGCGTAGATCATATAGTTTACAATGGCAAACCTTACATATTAGAAATTAATGGTAGTCCAGGATCAGGTGCTGATTATGAAGGATATCAATACAAAGATTACTATTCTGATCCAGAACCAACTGGTAGAATAGACGGCGAAAAAATGATGTCGTATGTAATAGATCATATTAAAACAAGAGCCCATTGGGATAGACAATCACTTGTTGAATGTGGTTGGTTAGAAACTGTTGATGTTGGTGATGTAGGAAAAGTAAGAGCAAAATTAGATACTGGTAACGGATCAGCTGCTTGTGCTTTACACGCTGATGAAATTATAGAATCAAAAGGCAAAATTGTTAAGTGGAAATATGATGGTAAAGTTTATACTAAACCTAAACACGGAACAAGTGAAGTCTTTAGATCAAATGCAACAGACGAACCATCAGAAAAAAGACCTACAATATTAATAGACCTTACATTTAATAATTTTACATACAAAGATGTAGAGGTAGGATTAGATAGTAGACCTAGATCAGGCTCAGACTTGCTAATCAATAGAGATTTAATGCGACAAATGAATGTTAGTGTCAATCCTAATAGAACTTTTGTGTTAAGTAAAAGATTAAGACCGATTGAAAAAGAAGGAAAAGAAGATAAAGTTGGATTTGAAAAGAAATAGCAGCTTGACAAATGTATCAAAGTGTGATACTATTAGATAATAATAATAACGGAGAAATATAATGCAAGATGTGAAAATAATAAGACTCTCTACTGGCGAAGATGTAATCGCTAAAGTAGGTGAGAACGATCAAGGGATTAGTCTAAAAAATCCTTTCGTAATAATACCTCAACAATCAGCACCAGGACAACCAATATCTTTGATGATGTCATTGTACAATGCGTTTGGTAAAAGTGATACCATTACAATTGCAAAAGATAAAATTGTTTTTCAAACTGATCCTAAAGAGGAAATCTTAAAATCTTACGAACAAAATACAAGTAAGATCATAACAACAAAATCAAGTTTAATTACAGAAAACAATATACCTATATTGAAGTGATAACAGTTTACTTTATACGGACAAACAATGAGAAAGTCTGTGTTGAAGTGCCTGAAGGTTCTACTTTAATGCAGGCCGCTAGAGAGGCAGACTTACGAGAAATTCCTGCTGATTGTGGTGGCAATTGTGCTTGTGCTACTTGTCATATACATTTAACTAATGCTTGGTCGCATTTGTTACCTATTAAACAAAATAGTATAGAACAATCATTGTTAGAATATGAAGAAGGTTATATTGAAGGTGTAAGTAGATTGAGTTGTCAAATAAAATTAACAAAAGAATTAAATAACCTAACAGTTAGATTGAGAGATAATGAACTTTTATAAAAGTGTTATAGAACATCACGGCAAACTTCTTGTTAGAGGTATACACGAGGGTAAAGAATTTAAAGAGAAGATTGATTACAAACCTACTCTCTATGTTAAATCACAAAAAGAAAGTGAATTTAAATCACTTACAGGTCAAAATTTAAAACCAATTAATTTTGATAACATTAAAAAAGCAAGAGAATTTAAAAGAACTTATGCGTCAAACAATTCATCTATCTATGGTATGGATCGTTATCAGTATCAATACATTGCAGACAGTTATCCACAAGATGTACAATGGTCAAAAGATCAAATAAAAATATTCACACTTGACATAGAGTGTACTGCTGAAAATGGTTTTCCTGATATAGAAAAAGCAAACGAAGAACTATTAGCAATCACAGTAAAAAATCAATCTAATAAACAAATTATTACCTGGGGTACAGGAGAGTTTAAAACTAATAGATCAGATGTAACTTATATCAAATGTAGAAATGAGAAGTCTTTGATTATGGAGTTTATGAAATTCTGGATGAAAAACTATCCAGATGTTATTACAGGTTGGAATACAAAGTTTTTTGACTTGCCTTATTTGTGTAATAGAATTAAATTATTAACAGATGAGAAAGTTGTAGCAAAACTATCACCTTGGAACATAGTAAGAAGTGAAGAAATATTTGTAAGAGGTAGAGCTCAATTGTATTACGAAGTATATGGTATTGCAATGTTAGATTACCTTGATTTATATACAAAGTTTATACCTGTTAGACAAGAGAGTTACAAGTTAGATCATATCGGTAGAGTAGAATTAAATTTACCTAAAGACGATAACCCTTACGATACATTTAGAGAATGGTATACAAAAGACTATCAATCATTTATTGATTATAACATTAAAGATGTTGAGATCGTTGACCAACTAGAAGACAAATTAAAACTAATTGAATTAATCTTAAATATGGCCTATGAGGCAAAGGTTAATTACCAAGATGTATTTTCACAAGTTAGATTTTGGGATACATTAATCTATAACTTCTTGCGTAAAGATAACATTGTTATTCCACCAAAAGAAGATCATCATAAAGACGAAAAGTATCCTGGTGCATATGTAAAAGACCCATTGGTCGGAATGCACAAATGGATTGTTTCGTTTGACATCAACTCACTATACCCACATTTAATTATGCAGTATAATATTTCTCCAGAAAAAATTATTGGTATGAAAGAAGAAGGTATTAGTGTAGATAAGATGTTGAATAAAACAACGCCTCTAGCATATCTTAAAGAAGAAGGTGCTACTATAACACCTAACGGTGCGTTATTCAAAACTGATAGTGAAGGTTTTTTACCAAAACTATTAGGTAAAATGTATAACGAAAGAGTTACCTATAAGAAACTAATGTTAGAGGCGAAGAAAAAATACAATGAGAAAAAAACTCCTGAATTAAAAAATGAGATTGCAAGATGTCATAACATACAATGGGCAAAGAAGATTGCATTAAATAGTGCTTACGGTGCCATAGGTAACCAGTATTTCAGATACTTTGATGTAAGACAGGCAACAGCAATTACACTTGCAGGTCAATTCGTAATTCGTTTCATTGAACAAAATGTAAACGCATATATGAATAAGATATTAAAATCAGATGAGAAGATAGATTATATTGTTGCGTCTGATACAGATTCAATTTATCTCTCACTAGATAAACTTGTTGAACAAGTATGTAAAGATAAAACAAAAGAACAGACATTGAAATTTATTAACAAAGTTGTTGAAGGTAGAATAGAACCTTTCCTAGAAAAATGTTTTGATGAACTATCAGACTATACTAACGCATTTAAAAACTGTATGGTAATGAAACGAGAAGTAATTGCTGACAAAGGTATATGGACTGCTAAAAAAAGATATATGTTAAATGTATTAGATGAAGAAGGTATTATATTTGATGAACCTAAACTAAAGATTATGGGTATTGAAGCAGTTAAATCATCAACACCACAAGTTTGTAGAGGTAAGATTAAAGAGGCAATCACTATCATTATGAATAAAGAACAAAGCGATCTTCATAAACTTGTTGCAGACTTTAAGAAAGAATTTTTTAGTCTACCTGCTGAGGAAATATCGTTTCCTAGAAGTTGTAATAATCTCAAAAAATATAGAAGTAGTTCCAGTGTATTCATTAAAGGCACACCTATTCACGTGAAAGGTGCTTTGATATATAATCAACAGTTAAAAGAATTAGGTCTACAAAACAAATATCCTTTGATACAAGAAGGTGATAAGATTAAATTTATTAAACTACTAGAGGCAAATCCATTTAAGTTTGATGTAATTAGTTATGTAACTAAACTACCTAAAGAATTTAAGTTAAAAAATTATGTTGACTATGAACTACAATTTCAAAAAACATTCATTGATCCTATTACATTTATTTTACAACCAATTGGGTGGACACCTGAACCAACAGCAAGTTTAGAATCGTTTTTCTAATGATAGAATTAAGAGTAGTAAATGATGACAACGCTAAACAATATGTTAAAGAAACAATACAACAGTTTCATAGTTATGTACCATCAACTCAATCTGTTGGTAGAAGAATTGATTGGGTTGTTTTTAATGAAGGGAAACCTGTAGGTATGATAGGTATAGGGTCGTCTGTATATCCACCACCAAAAGATATTCTTAACTATGTTAAGATGAAGAAAGATGTATATAAAGATAACTTCAACTCCTTTGCAAACAATTGGCGTTTCTGTATGAGAGAAAAGATTAAGAACGCAGGTACACAGATACTAAAAGAATTAAGAAGACAAGCACCACTACATTGGAAACAAAAGTATAACAATGATTTAAAATATCTTATTACATTTGTTGCAGGTGGTAATAACGGTGCAGTTTATAAAGCAGATAACTGGATTCATTGTGGCGAAACTGCTGGTTTACCTAAACACGAATCAGTATCTATGAAGTGGCACAATAAAGAAGAACTAAAAGAACTGTATGTAAAACCTACAGGCGAAAACAAAAAAATGATTTTTATAAAGAGCGTATGATAACAAATTTTTATATTTTATATTTTACAATCTTTATAGGATTTAAAATAGGTCAAAAAATTGCAATGACAACTATTGATACTAAAACATTTTTTATAATAATATTAGCGATATGGACATTAATAAAAAGTATAGCGTAATATACGCAGACCCACCTTGGTCTTTTAAAACTTATTCTGATAAAGGTAAGGATAGAAGTCCAGAGAATCATTACTCTACAATGAACTTTAAAGACATTTGTAATTTACCTGTAAACAATATTGCTAATGATAATTCAGTTTTATTAATGTGGATTACTGATCCATTGTTAGATAAGGCATTTAAAGTAATAGACGCTTGGGGATTCAAGTACAAGACAGTAGGATTTACTTGGGCAAAAACAAATAGAAAAAAATTAGGATTCTTTACAGGTCTAGGATACTGGACAAGAGGCAATCCCGAAATGTGTTTACTTGCAACTAAAGGTAAACCAAAACGAATCAGTAAATCAGTACCTCAACTAGTAGTAGAACAGCGTAGAGAACATAGTAGAAAACCAGATATAATGTACAATCATATAGAGAACTTATTAGACGGACCATATATAGAATTGTTTGCTAGAACTAAAAGAAAAGGTTGGGACTGTTGGGGAAATCAAACAGATAAATTTTAATTATGCTCTTGACTTTATCAATATTATATGTTATAATGATCTATGCTTTTATAGTATGGTTACTAATGAAATGGAATAATGAAGATATTAAAAGATAATTTACACGACTTCTTTAAGTGGGTCAAAGGTACTGAACTAGTTGAACTAGATGACATAGATGTATCCGAGGATCCTGTTAGACCTGAACTAACTTTAGGTTTTAGAATTACACACGGCAGAAAAATATTTGGATTAAAATATGATAATCAGATTGAAGCAATTATTTGTGTTGCATTTTGTCCTGAAGTACCATATACAGTTAGAGAAATGGATTATATGTCCAGAGTAAAAGACGGTACTATTGCTATTGCATATACAGTTTGGTCTAGGAAACGAGGTGCAGGTAAAGAGATTGTTACAAAACTTAAAGACTGGATAATAAAAAATAAGTGTACAAGACTATTAACTTTATCTCCATTAACACCTATGGCAACTCACTTTCATATTAAGAATGGTGCTAAACAAGTACATATAAATGAAGTAACTCAAAACTTTGAGTATAAATTATGATAGATTATTTAAAAAAATACGCAGACGAAAATGGATTGCCTATTATGGATCAACAATCATTTGAAAAGATAACTAATGATATTGGTAGAGATCAATTTAGATTAGACTTATCAGAATATATTGAGAAGTATAGACCAAAATTTCCTTTAAAGAAAATAACTTTAGATGATGTAAGAACTTCATTTTATGATTTACAGAAACAAGATATTAGTACATACTGCAATACTAACGACAACAATGTTAAAGAAAAATATGACGATTACAAATACAATTACAAAGATTATGGTCTAGGTGTTATATCAGCACCATCAACCTACAATAGTGTATCTAATTATTTTCACCAAGAGTTAAGATTAAACTGTTCAAGTTATAGTTTCAAAGCACCTTTAGATGTATGGCAAAATGGTAATGCAAAAGATATATGGCGTTGTCTAGGTCCTATATGGCGAGGTATAAACAATATGAAGACAGTATTGGTTGAAGGTAAAGAAGAATTAAGAGGTGGTAGATTATCTGAGGCAAGTTATATGAGTGCCTTTAGACTAGGTACATATATTGCAACTCAATTTAAACCTAATGTTGCTAAGACTATCTATCAACTAACAAATGCTAAAAAAGTTTTAGATACAAGTTGTGGTTGGG